ACTTTCACCCAATAGAGAACTTGTATAACCGTGATTGTCTGTTCTGAATTTCTTTTTCCTTCTCATAAACTCTCCTTTACGTTCACTACATTTTCGTACTGTTCACTAACTTGTACCTGCAATTGCAATAAATAACATAATGAGAATTGCTATGAAGATAAAAATTATAAATCCCATATCTCACCTCTGTTCGTACTGTTCATTACCCATTGCTTTTACGAAGTACCTTTATTGCTTCAACATAATCCCACTCGCCACTATTATATAGTTCCTCATACCTCTCAATTGCTTCAGCTTCTGTGTCAAATTCCTCTACATTTGTAGGCTTACTTGCTTTCTCATAACTAACTTGATACATAATATAATCATCCTCTCTTGTTGTCCCTTACCTTAACTTAAACGAAAATTTAAAATCACAACTCCCCAATATTTGCAATGCAAGTATGAATATAAATATCCATCCGAAATCTAAAGTTAAATATATTGGCAAAGCCAGTAGAGAAGCTAAAATGCTTCGCATTTTTTTGACCTCCTATTCTTCAAACTCAATTACCTCTAACAATGGAGTAATGCATACGACATCTTGACACTTTATATGGTCAGTGTAAGATTCTGTTTCAATCAGTTCTGACACATCACTAAGTTTCCGTTCCAGTTCTTCGGTTTCTAACTCCATTTTTCTTAATGAATCAATTACTTCTCGCTTCTCTGGCATTCTTAATCCACTTGTCATTACACAAGATACTGCTATGTTTATTGCTTCACTACTTTTCATCTCCATCTTCCTTTCTAACGCACAGTATATGTCGATTGTGCTCCTATTAGATAATAGGAACGAGCATTTAAACTCGCGCACTTTTTAAAGAAAAAAATCAGTTGTTGTAAGCATACTTGCAATTCTTACAATCGAATCCACTCTCTGGAACCAGGTTGTCATTAAACACATTGTGCAGCTCACATGTATTCCAATCCTTTGTACATCCGTTACACTTTGCCGTCATGATCTCAGCACACCAGGAGTAAAATTGTTCTCTTGGCATCGTGCAATTGTGAATCTTATCAGCTATGTTTCTATCAATCTGCTTAAGGGTGTAATCATCAATCAACTTGAAATCGAACTTCATTAATTTCTTTTTAAGTAAATCCTGTTCTTTTGGGCTTAATCGTTCGTAAACAGAAGCTAAGAACTTTCGTAAGTATGTTTCTGATGTTTTAAGACTTCTATGTTCATCTTTGGTGATGTTGCTGCGCTTAGACCATTCTTCTAACATGCTGTTGATCTTCGGGCCATCCACACCACTATTTCTTAATCCATCCATCATTTGTGTAATCGATTGAAGAACCATAAACTGGTTTTTCTCATTTGCATTAAGATAATCTCTCACTTTAACCCTCCTTTACTTAGTTCTGGAATCGATTCACCCACTCCACAAACCTTTTTGATTGTGTGGCTACCGTAAATAGAGGAAGACCAATTACCGCTAATATGATTACTGTGAATATTTCACCCATCGAGCAAACCTCCTATTCTGGTAATTTAGAATTTATTCAATCTTTCATAACCAAAATTTCGACACTAAGCTAAAAAGAGAAGGCTGCTTTATTCAGCCTGGAACATAACTTGCGACTTCATAATCTCAATCTGATCAAGTACATATTGTGGAAGGTCATTGAAACGAACATCTCCAAATTTACCGTTACTTTTAAGAATCCAGTAACCAACCATCGGACTTGGATCTCCTTTGAAGTGACGTACTAAAACTTTGTATTTGCCGTTATCTGAAACCCACAAGCGTCTGATCATTTATTTGACCTCCTTTAGCTAGTTTTTCTCTTACTCTTTTCAAGCCAATTAAAGAAATCATCCTTATTTACTCTCTTTGATCTGCGAATTTTAATTAGTGGAAAATCTGTTGAATCCATAATCTCGTAAGCCACACGCTTACTTACTCCTAGGATTTGTGATATTTCTACTGCTGTTAACAAAATTGGATAATCTTTTTTATCCATTCAACTTTCCCCTCTCACAGTTGCACAATAGTTCAACTTTTTACTTAAAAAAATAAATCATTCAAAGTACAATCTAAATTTTTAGCAATTCTTACTGCCAATTTTATACTAGGGTCCTTTCTCCCCCTTTCAATCCGGTTTAAATAATCGACCGATATTTTAAGTCTCTTCGCAAATTCTTGCTGGGTGTATCCCTTTTGTTTTCTTAACTCTGCAATTTTGTTGACCAATAACGAAACCTCCTTTCTATAAGTTTCATTATCGTTCAACCTTAATTGAATTATACACACGAGTTGAATAATACGTCAACTAATTTATTTTAAATAATTTGAATTATTTTTAGTGCGGGTTTTTAGGTTGATGAATAGTTCAATAATTAGCATAATATAAGGTGAGTTATTTTGTTTATGAGGGGTGACAAACGTGAAGGGATTTGGAGAAAGAATAAAGAAATATCGAAAATTAAAGAAGTTCACTCAAGAATCATTGGGTGAAAAAATCGAAGTAACTAAATCTTATATTTCAAAAGTTGAATCAGAATCAACTACACCAAGTTTAGAGATGTTAGTCAAAATAGCTGACGTATTAGAGGTGGATATATCTGATCTAATAGGAAATAAAAAAGAACCACCCTTAGCTTTAAAAGAACTTGGAGCTGACTGGATTGTTTTAGGGGAAGAACTTGAAAAAGAAGGTATAACACCCGAACAAGTTAAAATTTGGGCTGAGATTGTCAAAAAGTCGACACAAAAGTAAGTTTAAAAACACTATTAAATCAAGGTTTTTAAGCTTTTGTCGAATCATGTAATAAAAAGCCAATCAACATTCGACAATTTTAGACTCCCTCACTCACATTAACCATGATATATTAAGATTAACTTAAATGCAAACATCTGTTCGTATTTTTTGTTCTTATTTGTGTGAGGGGTGTAATAATGGCTACCATCGTTTATGTTCCAGAGCTTCCAAAAAAAATGATCATCAAAGTAAAAGACCTACTTCTCGTCGGAACTGGTCCGGTTAATAAAGGAGATGACAGCAATGAAGGGTTATGTCCGCAAGAGGGGAAGTAAGTGGAGTTATACTGTTGATATCGGTCGTGATCCAATAACGGGAAAAAGAAAACAAAAAACAAAAGGAAGTTTTAACACTCAAAAAGAGGCAGAACAAGCACTAAATGAAGTGATTTATGAGTTCAATAAAGGGATATATATTGAACCGAATAAAATAATGGTTAAAGATTTTGCTAACGAGTGGATTGAAGGGTATAAGTATAACCTTCGAGATACCACAGCGGAACAGTATATTTCTAAAATCAATAAATGGATCATTCCTTTAATTGGGCATTACAAGATACAAGATTTAAAACCGGTACACGCTCAGAATTTTTCAGGACAATTACTCGCTAACATGAAGCCTAGTACCGCTCATAAAGTATACGCAATCACAAAACTAATAGTTAAACACGCTGTACAACTTGAATTGATTACCAGAAACCCTTTCGAAAATGTATCTATTAAAGATCAAAAAAAGAAAGTGGAAACATGGACATTTGAAGAGATGAACCATTTCTTAGAAACAGTAAAGATGCACAATGAATTTTTCTATCGTGTGTTCGCTACCGCAGTTTTTACTGGAATGAGAAAAGGAGAAGTGTTAGGACTACGGAGGATAGATGTGGATCTAAGCAACAAGAAATTATCTCTCAAACAAAGTTTAACTGAAACAAAAGAAAAAGGTGTCCAAGTGAGCGACTTGAAAACACCTTCGTCCTATCGCCAGGTAGCAATAGATGATTTTCTCATCTCTATAATAAAGGAACAGATCCATAAAAACAATGAAATGAAGTTAAAATTAGGTTCTGAATACCAAGATTATGGGCTGATATTTTGCAATGTGGACGGAGCTCCCTATCGACCAACAAGTATCAATAGACCTTTTCGAAAGTACGTGGAGCTTTCTGGAGTGCCTAAATTACGGTTTCACGACCTTAGGCATACTCATGCTACCTTATTACTCGAAATGAATGTAAACCCTAAAATTGTAGCTGATAGATTGGGGCACTCTTCTGTAAAAATCACATTAGATACCTATTCTCATGCTTCGTTAGGAATGCAGCAAAATGTAGCAGATCAGTTTTCTAAACGTGCATTAAAAGCTTGATGTGGTCAGAATGTGGTCAAGCCTAAAGGAAGAACGGCTAAAACATTGATATAACATAACTTTTTATACTAAAACCATAATCATATCTGAACTGTATTTTATTTTTACGCTAGTTGCATCCAATTAACAAAATAACTCAAAAACCCGTTAAATCAACAGTTTTATTCACCCTTTTTCACTTGCTAAATAATAGTAGTTAACACTAATTAATAGTAGTGTGTGGTCAATCATGTGGTCAATGTGGTCATATCGATTGACCTTTTTTTTATATCAGATCACTCATAAAATCCTCTGTCTCTAATGGTTTACTTACTTCAACTACATTCATAGTGGATTTAGTCATCCCTTCCAAATCTCTCTGAATTAATGCTTTAATATAAGCTGAAATATTCTCATATTGCTCACAATGGTCAAACAACTTCTTTTGGTGAGGATCCAATACATTAAATGATACAGATTTATTTTTGATTAACTTTGCCATAAATAGAACATCCTATCTTATAGAAGCCGATCGCATTTGCGAATGTAGGATCACCACACACAGATTCATATATCGGCTTCAATACTTCCATGTTCGGATAGTACTGTTGAATATAAGGAATTAACTTTTCTGCAGCACCACCGACTAAATAGCCTTTATCACTGTTATTCCACTTCTTTGTTGTGTGGGTGACTATTCCCCTTGCTAGTGCTGATAAGTCGCTAGAAACAACTGTATTTAAACCAAAAGGTAAGGTGAATGAGTCTCTATCTACATACCTCTTGTTTAATAAGGAAGCGCAGTTCACAGTAGCACTACCCACATCGATGATTCTTACTAATCCATCTTTCGGTTTACTCCAGAAGGAAGCTCCACCCTCAGCTGCTACTTCCACATGAGAGATAAGAATAACTTTTGTCTTATCATTCACAGTGATTTCATGGGAACCCTTCAACATATCTTTAATTCGTTTCTTTTCTTCCTCGGTATGCTTACTGATCGGCTGACCGACAATAATTTGAAATTGATTTGTAGTCTGACTATATCTGTGGAGGGCAAGTAAGATTCTTAGTTTTGCATCCTCATGCGCTTTACTATCTCCCATTAGAGAACCACCAAACTCTGATTCAGCATCAGCTAGGCTCCCAGCAAATCCTTTTCTTCCTTCAAACTCGAAAATCATATCATCCTTACCTGGAGTGTTCTTAATTCTCCTTTCTCGATATTCGCCTAATGTAGAGCTGAATATATCTAGTCCTTGTGGACCACAAACCTTTACCCGGTAATTCCCTGCATCAATACCAACTATCATTTTATACACCTCTCTGGTTACTAACTAGTTAAGAACTAAATTTTCGTGGTTACTAACTAGTAAGGAACTATAAATCTTCTTTCGTTAAAATCATGTGTTTCAATCCTACTTTTTCGCACGATGCTTCAAGTATCTTTTTTCTGTGGTCAGTTGTTGTATAAAAAACGAGTACTGGTTTAGTTTTAAATTGCTGTTCAATGGCTGGAGATAATAACTGATATTGGCTTATCTTCTTTTTGTTTTCAGTCATGGATTGTGTACGATCTACTTCTAAAAAGTGGAACACATCATTAAGGGAGAATGTAGCATCTGGAACAATGGTTGCTTCTTTGTAGCTTAATCCTGATTGATATTTGAAAATAATAGGTAATTCATTCTCCCAATCCTTTGGACATTCAAAGTAGATATACATATCGTTTCTTAAAAGATGGTGGTCAATCTGATTATTCCATTTGATTTCTTTATCGGAGCCTATCACTTCCCTTCCTTGCTGATTAAGGTAGTAAATGTTTTCTGATACACGTTTGATATGCATATACTCATTCATCTCCTTGAGTACTCTTATTGCATTTCTATCCGTTCCAAGGTCATGTAACTTCTGTAAATGATGTCTAGTGGCGAATCCCATCTTTTCCAAACTTAACAAGATCTTCTCTTGTCTCTTTCTTTTCTTCTCGATGTTCGACAACATGATCTGGCTTAACCTCCAATACTTGTGGTTGTTGGTATTTCTCTAATCGCTCCCACATTTCATCATGTGAGATAAAAGGTACTTGTAATTCCTTTAATTCATGTGTTTTAAATAAGGCCCTTCCTTTTATATCAGAAGGTAATTCCTCAGCTCCACGATCATCTATTGCAACCTCAGAAGCATACCCAGAAGGTAAACGGAAGGTGATTTTTGCATCACTATTCTGTTTTATGGAACGTGGCAAGGTATCGCTAGTTGGATACTGGGTTGCAAAGATTAAACGATATGAGAGCGCACCTGTGACTCGAGCAATCTCACCTAAGAAATACTGACACATACCCAATAGACTTTTCATTTCTCTACTCATCCATTTTTCTGGTGCTAACTGTGCGGCTTCATCCACAATTATGAAGCGTCTCTTCTTGATATTTGTATCAACTACATTAGATATGTTTTTCTGTCTAAACTCTTTATAAAGCTCTTGGTATTCCTCATGTAACTTTTCAAGTAGATCAGCAGCTTCCATTGGATTTGAAGCGACCTTTTTAACTTGTTCTAAATGTTCGTATCGACCAAACTCTAAACCACCTTTTAAATCAATAATGTAGAATTCAACATCATTTGGGTGGTTTTCAATTAAATAAGTCATCATCATACGAAGATAAACGGTTTTTCCAAAACGAGTAGTACCAGCGACTGTCATATGTGGTGTGTGGTCAAAGTTATGCCATATTAACCCTTCAACGGATTTCCCTATAGGTACTAACCACTTATTAGATTTATGTGGAAGATCAGCGTAAGGGAATAACTCAGGAAGCTCCTCATTGTATACTTTTATTTGAAGTAATCCCTTTTTAAATTCAACTTCTACAGGCTTACCAAGACCATCACTAAACACATTGATTTCCTTCTCAACCTTTTTCATTTTAGTAGCTGGTAATCCTAAAGGTACGGAAAAGTGATAATTCACTCCAATTTCTTTATCACCGTCAAAAAGTTTCTTCTTGAATTTAAAAGTAGGAGTTTTGATTGGCTCTTCTTCACTTTTACCTGGTATTCCATATCGAGTGTTCTTGAATATATTTTCAATTTTCTTTTTGTCTGACATACCACTTTTTGGTATTAAAGCTACACCGGCCACAGCTAACGGAAATGCTAACCATTCAATCACGAAGCTCACCACTTTCCCATAGGTTAAACGCTTCGTACTTAATGTAATTCTTTAGTTCACAGTAATAATCACTTCCATAAAACTCTTGGATTTCATCTTCTGTTAAATCCTCAAGAGCTCTTTCAGCTAATACTTTCATCTCGATAAACAATCTGTTTTTACGGCTGATTTTCATATAAAAATCGCATCCTTTCTTAACCATTCAGAATGAAATGAGGGATGGGTGAGACCTTAGCGAAAAGCTAAGGGAGTTTAATTTAAAAAGAACCTTTCAAAAAACCTATAAAACTAGTAATCACAACGAACGGAATATACTGAAGAAAATTCTACCTAAAACCCAGTCAATACATGCCTGAAAAGAGGATTCTTAAATATAGTCCAAAGTAGAGAGAACAGAATACCTGAAAGCATAAGCACCCGTACAAAGGCTTCGTTAATCGGAATACCCATCTTTTCTAGTGCTATCATTCCTAATAGGACAGCTCCCGTACCAACAAAGAAGGTCAAGCCCCCATCCACCATAGAGAAGATACCAGGACTAGGGCTAATAGATCCAGCAACAAAAGCTTTAAAAGGAATCACTTCATAAGTCATCATTTATTCTCCTTTTCCCACATCTTTTTATATTGATCTTTAGCTTTGAAATAAACTTTGTCATAGCTTTCGATTCCAACGTCAACGCAACTGTATCGCTCCATATAGAGCATTAATTCATGAAGATCCTCTAGATCATCTGCTTCCCACAATAATTCATTGAGATAGTTGGAGCTAAACAACATAGGATAGGTGTTCAGCTCATCAAACTTCCTCTGGTGAAACTCATCTTGCTTAGCTTCCTTATAACCTTCAAACATTGACCATAGGAGGCTCATAGAGGTTCACCAACTTGCAAGAAAGCATTTAATGGAAGCTCCCATTCACACCATTCAGATGGATCATCATCCTTCTCTCCAATAAGTAGCCAATAAACGTTATAAACGTTTCCATCGGCATCTAACGCTCTTACCACACAATACTCTTCATCCACAATACAAGGCTGATTGATAGCATGAAGCTCTTTTCCTCTGTAGTTAATAGTCATTAGCTATCCTTCCTTTCGTTGTTTGATAGTCTATTCTTATGACCATTCCGAAAGGAAGTTGCCTGTCTATCACAAATTTATTTGGATTTTACAAAAAATATTGTGAAAGGAATAATATTACTTGTACCGAATACATATATTGGGTGATAAATATGGTAGTAGTTCTGATAGGAAATTGGATTAAACGATCTAATTATTCGAGGGTAGAAATCTGCAATGAGTTTGGTATATCTCAGAATACCTTATCAAATTGGTGTACTGGGAAGACTTATCCTTCTATTCCACAAGCTTTAAAACTTGCATCAATGTTGAACGTAAAGGTAGATGATCTTTACGTAATAAAGGAGGAAGAAGAATGAAGAAAATGGTTATTTTAGTATTGGCCGCTTTCCTTTTAGGAGGATGTGTTCAGTACAAAGATGGTAAGCCAGTAGAAACAGCAAGTAGTGAAGAGAAGCCAAAAGAAGAAGTGAAGAAAGAAGAACCTAAAAAAGAAGAAAAGCCAGTTAATGAGGAAAAGGTTGAAGAGATAAAGTTACCAACTAATAATGAAGAATTAACAGCTTACTTAGAAAATGTTCTTCCGAAGGAAGCTAAAGGTGAAGTTGCTGTAACTAATTTTGAAGATGGAACTATAAGTGCACAAGTCGTCTTTCAAATAGAAGATGGATTTGTTTTAGAAGCACCTGCTAAAGATGCTGCACGAGACTTTATTTTTGCTGCTTATGCTTCAGGAATGGATATTGGTTATGCCATGGCTGCAATTAATGCCCCGGATGGTTCACTTGGTTTATCAGTAGGTGTCGGTAAAGAAGCAGCTGCTACACAAGATCCTTCCACATGGACTGATTCTTCTGTAGGTGCAACTGTATTTCTTGATTGGGTAAAGGAAAATATAAATGAAACTGAGGTTTTTACTCAACGAGTATTTTTAAGTGGCCAATGGGCTAAATAAGGAGAAAAATAATGAAAGAAGTATTCCTAAGAATCAATTACACCTCCC